GGGATTGGACTCGCTTGAAACCGTTGCGCCCGTCGAGGGGCCCATGATGGTGGCAGGGGCGAAGGTTTTTGCCCCGCATGTAATAGCGTTCGAGTTATCAGGCCTGACCCTTTATGTGAAGCCTACGTCAAATCGATAATGGAATATCTGTTTCTTCTTATACTGTTGGGCATATTTCTGCTTGTCTATCTCTCGCACGGGACAGGCGGATTTTCTACGCCCGAAGTTTCGCCAATTTCGAAGTCTGATTTAGGCGTTTTTGAACCCGCACCGTCGCTTTGGGTAAATAAGTCTGAAGCCGTTCTTTTTGCTATTTTATGCCGTCATATGCCGCAAGGCTTTCATGTTCACGGTAAGGTGCGGCTTGAAGATATCATCCGGGTGAAGGGCGGTCTCCCAGAAAGAACGCGTTGGGCCGCGCGCGGGCGAGTCAAATCTCGTCATGTGGACTACCTGATCACGAACCGCAGCGGAAAACCTATCATGGCGATAGAGCTGGATGGCCGGTCTCACAATGCGCGAAATCCGTCTGAAGCCGATAAGGTCAAGACAGCCCTTTTCAAGGCCGCTGATATCCCTCTGCACCGAATCCTTGTCGGTGAAAACTTTGAGGATATTGCCTCAAAAATCGGAGATTCGTTAAACGCATATTAACCACATTCCGTTTGTTTATACGATGTCGCCTTTAAGGGGAAAATGACGTGCTCGGAAAATTAAGACGGAAAAGATCTGAAAGACTGAAAGCTCAACTCGCGCTCACGGATGCTCGGATCGCATTGACGAAGGTCGAACTCGCAGCGCAAATGATCAAATTGGCAGGTCAAACCGATGACTTGGCCCCCCTAAAAGATGCTGAAGAGGCTATGTTATCGGCCCGTAAATATTATGGGTCTGATGATACGCCAATTGAATATTGCCTCGTGCAAGCAGCGCTGGGAGACATGCTATTGAACCTCGGCCGAAGAAAATCTGATAAAGTGGCAATCGAACGCGCCAAAGCTTCATACCGTCAGGCGATTACGCTGGCGTCTTTGCAAGGTGACGAGAAGTTGCGCAGCGAATTGCGGGCGAAAATTAAGCTCGTCAATAGTCTTTTAGGACAAGGTCCAAAAACTCCATCCCTATTTCGCGCCGCTTAAGTTCTTAGCGAAATCAAAGACTTATCGGAAAATTCAAGAGAATGATCCGCACCTAACCCAAATGGCCCTATAAACAGCTCATCGACGAAATTTCGTCTCGCCGTTTTTAGGTCTCCAATATGTTAAATCTCTTTCGTCGGTCCGCCGACCCCATTGCCGTGGCGGATGCTGATCCGCCAGAGGCAAAGGCATCTCGTCCTCTACTCGCCACACATCTACCGCGAAGCGCCCATGCGCCGTCTCAAAACTACGCCGCGCTTTGCCGTGAAGGGTTTACGCGCAATCCGATTGCGCATCGCTGTGTGCGGCTTATCGCGGAGAGCGCTGCCTCCGTTCCATTGCGGAGTTTGGATACTTCGACGGCCAAGCTCTTGTCTCGTGGAATGCCGGGGCGTAGCGCGGTCGAAACACTGGAAAGCTTTTACGGCTATCTCCAACTTGGCGGGAACGCGTTTTTAGAAACCATTCTGAGCGGCGATGAACCCATCGCTCTGATCGCACACCGGCCGGACACCCTGAAAATGGGCCGTGATGCAAAAGGACAGGCGACCGGGTGGACACAAGAGGTCGGTCCGAACACGCGCCGATTTCCGCGGGACGTTGCGACGGGGGCCTGCGCTTTGTTTCACATGCGCTTGTTTAATCCGCTGGACGACTGCGAAGGGCTATCGCCTCTCTCTGCGGCGGCGCAGGCAGTGAGCCTGCATAATCGCGGCGGAGTTTGGGCTAAGGCCTTGCTAGAAAACTCGGCACGGCCAAGCGGGGCCCTGGTGCATGATCCGGCCTCGGGCGAACGGTTGACGGATGAACAATTTGAACGGCTTAAATCAGAGCTGGAATGTAATTTTACGGGGCCGCGTGCGGCTGGGCGGCCTTTAGTCCTAGAAGGTGGTTTAGATTGGCGCTCTATTTCGCTCTCGCCCACGGATATGGATTTTATTCAACTGCGCCGAGAGGCCGCCCGAGACATCGCGCTGGCCTTTGGCGTTCCGCCAATGTTGCTGGGACTGCCCGGCGATAACACATATGCAAATTACCGCGAGGCTAATCAGGCCTTTTGGCGGCAAACAATTATTCCCTTGGTCGCGAAGACAGCGGGCGCTCTGCAAAGCTGGCTCGCGGGATTTTACGGAGACGGCGTCGATATAACGCCGGACTTAGGCGCTGTTCCAGCGCTAGCCGAAGAACGTGCGGTGCTTTGGAAACGCCTCTCTGATGCAAGTTTTATTTCGAGGGATGAGGCGCGGCAAATGGCGGGCCTCGCGGCGCATTCCGAAGAGGTGAGTCCATGACGGGAAAGACATCACCGACGTTCCAAATGGACCGCACCATTACCATGAGCCTTGTCTTCACATTGCTCGTATCTGGGCGGGCTCCGCGGCGGCGCGCTTGGACGCGCTGGAAAACCGCCTCGCTGTGAATACCGGCATCGCGCAGCGCCTTGCGCGCTTGGAAGGTCAAACCAGCCAAATGGCGCAAAGCCTTGCCCGCATAGAACGGGAGCTCATTCGCGATGAATGATTTATTTATTGCTGGATATGCCAGCCGATTTGGTGAAGCGGACCTGTCTGGAGATATTGTAAACCGGGGCGCATTCAGTGCGTCCTTGCTCGCGCGGGCAGATCCGTTCCCCATGCTATTTGGTCATCAAACCGATACGCCGATTGGCGTTTGGGACCGCGTTGTTGAGGATAATCTGGGTCTGTTCGTCGCGGGGCGTATTTTTGAGGCCAGTCCGTCTGTGCGTCGATTAGTGGAAAGCCGCTCTGTGAGCGGGCTGTCCATTGGCTACCGCACAAGACGCGCAAACCCCCGCCGCGCGGGCGGGCGCATTTTAACTGAAATTGATCTCTGGGAAGTGTCTGTCGTCGCTTTTCCCATGCTGCGTTCTGCGCGGATCACACACTTTGGCGACATGTCAGAAACCAACGCAACCCATCAAAGGAGACATGCGTGACTCGTAAACTTGAAACTAAAAACACATCGCAAACGAGGGGTGACCTGCAGCAGGCTAAGGCCGATTTTGCTGCAACTTTTGCTGCCTTTCGTGAAGCCAACGACAACCGCTTGGCGGCGCTAGAGGCGAAGTCCTCTGTGGACCCTCTACTCACCGAAAAAGTCGACAGACTCAATGCGGCGCTCGAAACCCAAACGCGCCGGGTTGAAAACCTAACGCTGGCGCAAGCTGGTACTGGCTTTGTCAGCGAGGCAAAATCCGCCGATACCCAAGCCTGGGCGAGCTTTATTCGCACGGGCGAAACTTCGGCGCTGGAAGGCAAGTCCTTGGCCTCGTCTGAAGGGGACGGCAGCCTTATCGCGCCTGTGGAAACAGAGACGCGCATCGATAGCGTTTTGGCCGAAACTTCGCCCATGCGCCGCCTCGCAACCATTCGCACCATTGGCGCGAACCTGTTCCGTAAACCCGTCAGCACCTCTGGCGCGGCCGCTGGCTGGGTCGGGGAAACGGACCCGCGCGTCGAGACAGAAACGCCAAGCCTTGCGCTGCTCGAATTTCCAGCGGGCGAGCTCTACGCCATGCCCGCCGCGACGCAGGCACTCCTCGATGATAGCGTCGCCGATGTAGATGCATGGCTGGCTGAAGAAGTGCGCGATGTATTCTCGGCACAAGAAACGGCGGCCTTTGTAAATGGCGACGGCGTGAATAAGCCGCGCGGCTTCCTAACAGAACCGGGCTTAGGGGCGATTGAAACCGACGCGCTCGACACGGATGGTTTGATTGATCTCATCTATGCACCGCAATCGCGTTACCGCGCCAATGGCAGCTTTGTCATGAACCGCCGCACGATTAACGCTGTGCGGAAGTTCAAAGATACCGATGGGAATTACATCTGGCAACCGTCCCTCGCGGCAGGTGCGCCCTCGACTCTGCTCGGCTATCCGTTGGTGGAAATGGAAGATATGCCAGATATTGGCGGCGGCGCAGCCAGTGTCGCCTTCGGGGATTTCCGCCGAGGCTATCTCATCGCCGACCGCCAAGGCGTACGCGTATTACGCGACCCTTATTCCGCCAAGCCGTACGTTCTGTTCTACACGACAAAACGCGTCGGCGGCGGTGTGCAAGATAAGGACGCGATTAAATTATTGAAGGTGACGTAGACTTTCCTGCCCCTTTTAGGGGCTGAAGCGTTGCAAACGCGTTAGGCGGAAGGGGGTTAGTGTGCTGCCTTAGGTCAACATGCTCACTCCCTCCGTTTTCCAAACCCACTCAACCTGCCTTGTGCATTTCGCGATACGCGAATTGCACGAAGCGGGTTTTTTATGCCTTCAAATAGGAGCCCCTATGACATTGACTGATCTTTCCCCGCCGCCCGCGCTCGCTGTGTCATTAGACGCGGCGAAATTGTTTCTACGGGTGGATCATGAGGATGAGGACGCGCTGATTGCGGAGCTTATCGACGTCGCCGCGCGCCAGATTGAGGACCGTTGCGGCGTGTCTCTGATTACACGTCCGCAACGCCTCACCAAAGCGGCGAGTCCGGCGGGTGTCTATCTCACGCGCTATCCTATTCTCTCGATTGAGGCGGTAAGTGACGGCGAGATCGCCCTGCCGATTGACGCGGATTTACGGGCGCGGCCTGTGTTGGTGCGGGCGCAAAATGCCCACACGCTCACCGTGGATTTCACGGCTGGTTACGGCGAGGCCCCAGCCGATATTCCGACGCCGCTTCGCCAAGGGGTCATGCTGCTGCTGGCGCATCTTTTTGAATATCGCGCGGGCAATCCGCCGCCCGGATTTCCGATGATGGTCGATGCGCTCATTCAGCCCTATCGGGGAATGCGGTTATGATCGGGCAAATGCGAAACCGTATTGGGCTCTATACGCCGTCCGAGGTGCCAGATGATTTTGGCGGGACGATCACGACATGGATTTTTCAGCAATCGCTCTGGGCGGGCATTCGCCCCAAGGCTTTGACCGAGCGGCAAGAGAATGGGCGGCTCTCTGTCACCCAAAGCTATCTCGTGGCCATTCGCTATCGGCCGAGTTTCCCGGAGCGCGCCCGCTTGATGTGGAAGGGTCGGATGCTCCGCGTTGTCGCTGCGAGCGACCCCGATACGCGCGGCGAGCGATTACACCTGATTTGTGAAGAGGAAGCCCAATGATGAATATTTCCGAACAGGCGGAAAGCCTTGCGCGTGCGGTCCATGCGGTGCTCTCTGCTGACCCTGCCGTGCAATATGGGTTGGGCGGGTCAGATGACGTGCCGCCGCGCCTTTATGACGCCGCGCCCGAAGATCCAGTCTTTCCCTATCTGACCTATGGCACCTTGCGCAGCGAAGATATTGGCGCGGATGAGACGCCGCTGGCAGCCCATCAAATGACGCTGCATATCTGGTCGCGATATAAAGGCCGCGCCGAAGTTA